TTGTTCCTCCAGTTGTTCCTCCGTCACCCATACTTTGCCCGTAGTTTCCCTGCCCTTCTCCAAGAACAGCCATAAACCCCAGACCTCCGTCAGCAGCTACTGCCCCCTCCCCTATAGATGTGACACTGCTACCTGTTCCCGTAGACCCCGGAGCTGATGATCCCGTTCCTAATCCCATAGCAGCTAATCCTTGTGCTACTGCTGTGGGGCCTATTCCCATAGGTCCCGGTCCTGATGAACCTGAGGAACCTGATGAACCTGATGTAGCTGAAGCGACTGTTGATGGCCCAAACCCCATTGCCCAGTATTCAGGAAGACCTGTTATAGGGTTTACGCTACCAGCACCGCCCAACCGCCTGAGCAAGTCTGCCTCTGCTGCGCTAATATGAGCTACTTGACCACCTAGGGCAGCATTGTCCTCTCTGCGTCCAGCATTTGCTAATAGTCCATACATTTACTTTCCTTACCTTTCATAGAACCGCACCTAGGACAGGTGACGCTCTTACCTTTATCTGCTCCACAGTAAATACAAATCATTCGCACAGGCTTTCCCAAACAGCGTTGTACTCGTCTGCCCATTCTAAAGTTTCCTCGCTAATTCGGACAGGGAAATGAGGATCTATGTTCTCGTCCTCGTATAAGAAAGGGCCGGGGAGAGACACACAAGGTATATAGCTAATCGCCTTCTTTGGAACTACGGCGGTACTTAGAGCGCAACCGCTTACTATCAATATCGCTCCTAGCCCTACGAGCTTTCTCAATGGTGTTTGCAACATCTACCAAACCTTTGTTCACTGCTGCCGATTCGCCAGCCTTTATCAGTTGTCTACGCATAGCCCATTCTGATAAATGACCGACCAATCGGAGCAGTACTTTTATTAAACCTAGAAATTGCACCTTGATTAAGCGTCTAGGTTCTTGTTTTTACCAATGTTGCCAGCAACTATGTTAAGCACCCATAGTACTTTGCCGATAACCATATCGTCTTTACGGGTTGGAGTTATTGCGGTGATAGCTGTGGCCGCTGTGACCACTGTTGTAATCGCCGTGAGCCAAGCTGGTATGTCTCCAAACCAAGTCATAATGTGAGTAACAATACCTACAGTTTCATTTTCCATAATTTAGTCCTCTCTAAAATTTCAAAGATTGTACCACAACTGCTACAACACCAGCAGTCATTGTACCTATAACCATCCAAGCTAGACGTTCCCATCTACGGGAATGTATTCCTAGCTGTTCTCTGATTAGCTTCATCTCTGCATGAGCATCTCCCCAACGTAATCCACATTCCCGCTCGTGCCTCGCTATGGCGTGTAACGCATCTAACGCAGCTTTCATTGCTTCATCTTTGGGCGGTAGTGTGTCAGACAGTTCCCCTGTCAAGTCTATGTTACGAGCATCCATAATTAACTACCCTTGACCCTATTGGTTAATGCTTGCTCAATTACAGGGAGTAGCCGTATTCCGCAAAATCCTATGACAAATGCTATGGCTGGTCCCCAAGTTACGTCTAGCTCCCAGTGTTTCATCACTGGTGGGATAAAGAACTCTGCCGCTGCCCAACCTACGAGAACGGCTAGAGCTAAATCTCTCCAGCTAATAGCTTTCTTCACGGCCCAGTTAGATAGACCGCCCACTCCTGACGCTGCGATGCAGCAGAACTTAGCACCTATTGTTAAGATCAACCACTCCACCTGACTACTCCTTTTTGACTAGCGAGTTATACTTGTCCCATAGAGATGCAATGTTTCGGTTTACAACACCCATCTCTGCCTTGAGCGTGACAACTTCTATAAATGTATTTCTCTTGTACAAGTCTGAGACATCTTTCTTCAGACTATCTAGCTCAAACTTCATCTTAACTATAGCCAGTATTGCAAATCCTATAATGGCTAATTGTTCCCAATATTGCTGTATGAAGTCCATTCACTATACTTGCCTCTAAACGGTTGGTACTGGTACACCCAACATCTTCTTGATCTGTTTGTCTGGTGCTTCTAAAACTTTACGCAAGTAGTCCCTTGTTTCTTTAGGGAGTTCTGAAAAGTTGCGACCACCTTCTCTCCACTCTTTGTAATTACCCGGACCCCAGTTATACGCTACAAGAGCTTTAGCGTTGTTGCCAAAAGATTTCTTCAAAGCGTTAAAGTAGTCCGTGCCAAACTTTACATTCTTCTCAGGATCGTATAGCTCTTCCAGTGATAAAGTTTTTCCGTACATACCGTGTGCATAGGTTTGTTTACCATCATCGTCCACACCGCCTAAAGCTGTTATGGGAGTTATCTGCATTAACCCTCTTGCACCTGAGCCCTCGTTGAATGCTCTATGATTTCCAGAACTCTCTGCCTGTATAATTTTCTCTACGATAGGATTCTTTTTAATTACGGCTTGTATGTTAGAGTTATCTCTCCAATTAGAAAAGTCTACCTCTAATAGACCTTTACCAGATGGCCTGTTCTCAGGTGGTATAGGGGGTATAATGTCTAGTAGTCCGGCCATTTTTATTCCCTACCCTTTTCCACACGCTCGTTATACTTCTCTGCTCCACCGCCGAACCAGTTGTACAACATTGGCCCCACTGCTGGTACTGATCTCAAGTACTTCTTAAAGTTTGGGTCTTCTTTCATAGTTACAATATCCCTAGTCATCCCAAGCACCGCATCTATTATAGGCGTTGCTGGCATAATTTGGTTAACACCCCAATCTTTAATTTCACCGCCTAGTATATATCGTTCGATACCATACTTATTAAGTCCGTAAACCCCTAACAATGCCCATAAACCTTTCTGAATAGTTTCATCGGGATCAGACATTTCTGGATCACGGCCTAGCAATATATCTTTAATAGCACCAGTTGCAAGATTGGCAGTGGAAAGATACCCGGCTAATGCCCCTGCCTGTTTAACAGCTTTTATTTTACTACCGTGCTTCCATTCTTGAACCACGTTCCTTCTGACCACATCATACTGCTTCAAAGTAAAGGTCTTCAGGGCATATGCAATACGACCATCAGGGTGGTCTAAATATCTTTTCGGCATTTCCATCATAGAAATAGGTTGCATATCCGATAGCTCGTTAAAGGCGTGGAACTTTGTCGATGGGCTAATTTTCTCAGCTTTCAAATCTGATATAAGCTGTTCTATATCATCTCCGTAAGCCTTGCCCCACTTCTTTCTAAACGCTGCTTCTCCTTTTGCAGTTTTAAGTAGCTTAAAGTTTTTACGGAAAGCTGCGTTCATACTGGTTTCTTTACCCAGACGGTCAAGCCGCCTAAAACCTGTGGCTGCAAACATCTTTCTAAGATATTCAGAACTCTTACGAACATCTGCAAATTCTTGGCCTACATCACTTAGACCAACATCTACCATCTTTACATTCTTAGTCTTAAACATGGATGCAATGGTGTTTCTAAATCCATGCAACGCTCCAGATACACCCAAGTCTCCTAGCTGAGTTATAGCAGATATGGGATTAGCTATAGTTCCCATATACCCCAAGTCTCTGACCCAACCAAGCCCTGATCCAGTACTTTGCTCACCCCCTTTAAATCTAGATTGTAAAAGGCTTGTAAGTTCTTCTATTTTTTTACTGTCTAAATTTAGTGCCTTTTGCTCTGCTGTAACAATTTGCCCTATAGATTCGTCCATAGGAATTTCTCTAACAGAACGATCAGGGTTTCGCACTGTACGGGTAGGGGCCAAGCCTTTATACCCTCTACCTTTCTGGTGCATACCGAAAAACTTAGCCCGTTCTATACTGTTTACAGAATTTCGTATATACATTTGCAAGGCTTCTTCGGGCGGCGCGTAAAACTTTTGCATTTCGCTATCTATTTGTGCTATTTTTCTTTGGTACTGTTGCCTTGATTTGGCCTTACCCCCGGTGTCACCGTAACCTTTGATAACTTGGTTAGCTATTTCGTATTTTCTCCAGCTAGGTACTTGATTTATATTTGCTAAACCCTTACTTTTTGCCTCTTCATCTAGTCTCTTAGTAATAGCATCTGATGGTTCTTTACCAAAGTGACTTAAAAGTGCAGTATACTGCCTCTCTCCCTTGATAAGACGAGGGTAGTAGTTATCCATCATTTTTAGGTCTACTCCAGATGCCTTTAGCTCTCCTCCTAAATTGTTAAGAGTTTCCCTAACCGTTTTGAACTCGTCACGCATCTCCCTAGACATAAGTCTCTCAGCCTCTTGGAATCTCCCGTTAGCCAGATGCCTAGCAATTGCTTGTTTCATCGGTCCTTTTATTTTAGAAATACTTTTCATAAACGGTTCTACTGCTTCTAAATGTTTTACAGTATCGACTCGCGTGTTAAACTCGTACTTACGGAGTCGCATAAACAACGGCTCAGATATGTTTCTAATTCTTGTAGAAACGCTACCCAAAAAATTATCCACACCCTTATGATAGAAACGAGATACAGTTTCGTCCTCTGCTGCATCCTTTAGTATTTTCTGGGCTGCTGTTTGACTACTAGGTACTCTAACTTTTCTGCCCGTTCTCTGCATAGCTTTCTCTATAGGCATACCACCCATAGATAAGATTTCTTCTTGGGCAGAGGCTACAGCAGCCTGTGTATCTGCTCCAGCGGCAACGTGTCTGGTTATAATCTTATCCGCTAAGTCTACTTGTTTATTAGCAGAACGATCTCTTAATTTCGATACACCTTTGCCAGCACCTATGAATAGTCCTGTACCAGCAGCAGCAAGCGCACCTGTTTCTAGAGCCTTATCTACGTCTATATCTCCTACTCCTCCACCTCTAGCCAAGTCGTCTGAGACACTATAGCCAGCGCCTAGCGCACCTCCTGTACCTATATTTGCTCCTACTCTTAGTGCTTTAGAACCTAATGAAGCAGTCTTAGCAGCAGGGCCTAGAAATGGTATCAAGGATGTAGGGTCAGCAATAGCCCCGGTAACTTGCCCTCCAAGCCTAGCTCCGCTATCAGCATCCGGGGTAAAGTGTCTGCCGTATTTGTCTAGCAACTCTCGCTCTCTGGCCCTGCGAATCATTGCTCGTTGTGTTTCGTTATCCGCTTCGCTCCAACCTTCTCCGTAGGCTTCGTCAGGTGAGGTATAACCGTCTAGTCCAAATCTTCCTATACCTGCCCATGATTCTAAGATGTCAGCTATATTCTGTGTTAGGTTATTTTCCTCATCATAACCGTACCAAAACTGTTGCCAACCGCTACCACTACCAGTTTTGATAATCTTGTTCTCATCTTCTAGGTATCTATCTCCAGCTTCTACACCCATTTCAACTAGCTTGGGATCATTTTTCAGAATCTCGTCTGTTATAACGAGGCCCAAGTTAATTCCACCTTCCTCAGAAAAGACACGATTTACGTTAAACTTGCCATCTTCTCCTACTGTGTAGGTATCTCCCGGCTCAAGATTGGCTGCTAGAAGAGCAGGATTGCTTCTAAGGTCTGACAGAGTTATAGTTTTAGTTTCAGCCATTTAATTTATTACCGCTGGAGTCTTGCCGCTTATATTTAAATCTCCTGAAGTAGCACCGCTAATACTACCATTTTGTACGGGGGCGTTAGCTCCGTTTGCTGGTGCCTCTCCTTGTCCTTTTAGATTGGCTATGGCTTGTATAATAGCATCAGTAGGTGATGTCTCAGGGCTGTTCTTTTGGATTTCCAAGGCTGCAAGAGCTATGGCTTCTCGTGCCTCATCTGGATCAGGAGTATTGGGCTTCCAGTAACTATAAAAATCACCAATCTTTATAACGCCATTCTTTTCTAACAATGCTACTGCGTCTGCCATAGCCGCTATAGTAACTTTGTTTATCTTGGGTTGGTCTGGCAGTGGGTTTTGTAGAAGAGCAAGTTTTGCTTGATTTATCCTTAAGTTCTCTTCAGCTATTCTCCTATCATACGCTGTAGCCGCTCTTCTAGCTGCAAGGTCTGCTTCCTCTATCTCCCTATCTAACCTAGTCTGCTCTCTCTCGTACTCTAGTTGGTTTCTAGCTACCTGCGCTCTGGCAAAAGGCTCTAATCCCCAATCTCCGGGGTTTACGGGTTGGGCTAAAGCGTCACGAGATAGTTGGAAAAAGTTTTGCATAGGATCGCTAAAGAATATATCCTTACCCTTTTGAAACAGGCTGCTAAGATCAACACCACCGCCCATGAGTGTGGGCTGCTCCCTGTTTCTCATTCTTTTGTTGACGGTATCTCCAGCTTCAAGAGCATTGATAGCAAAGTTATTATAAGGATCATTAATACCATGAGCCTCTGTAAGGCCAAAAGGTGGTCCAAACCCGTAGTTCCACGAATTAGGATTATTTACAGGAGCAGTTTGTCTAGCGGCTGCATTTGCTGCGTCCAGATCACTCTGCGCTTGGGCTGATGGATCATATATAGGTTGTTCGAGGGCTGGTGTTACTGCAACATCTGGAACATAAATAATATTTTCTGGTTTTTGTTCTGGTCTAG